ATCCAGTAACTCTAGGACATGAGACTGCTTATGTTGTGCAGGGTCATCACCTATCTCTGAATCAGTATAATCTACCGTAAAATAATACTTGGCGGGATATAACTCGCCATCAATCTTTGCCAACCAAGGGCATGGAGTGCATCTGTCAAGAACATATACTGCATGTGTCCTTGATGAACAATCCCAAGGCTGTGCTGCCCATACAGGCATAGGTTCAGGCCATTCTTCAAAAGGAGTATCACCTACAAGAGCGGTTATAGGCATTCTTGCCCACATTGCCCCTCCATGAATATTAGGTTCATCAGTGTCATATGTTTCAGCACCAGTAAATAGCATCTGAAAACTAAGACATCTACAAGGGATTGTAGTTACCGCAACTGCCATCGCATGAATAAACTCACCATGATACTTCTGATGACCGTGCGTATACTCTTTTCTTACCCAGCACTTAAAGTGTGGGATGTTACTTTGCAAAAAAGGCACTAAGCCTCCTTAGTTAATAAGCTGTGGTATTACAGAAGAACCAATTAAAATAACGTATATTCCCCAGATCATGGCTTCCAGACGATTAAACCGCTGTTCACCAGATTTAAGGCGTTCCTGAATGTGTTCATAACGCAAGGCGCATTCTCTTTCGTGTGCGCTGAGTTCTGCTGCAACCTCACTTGCTTCGACTACCGCCATCGTAAAACACCTTTTCCCATTCCTTGTGACGCTTTATCGGTGTCCTGAAGTAGGGAATAAACCTGGCGCACCACACTACAAATCTGTTTACTTTGTCCCAGAACCAAGGCAATGGACGCATAATGTCCAGAAACAAGATGACCCGGTTCCTGTCTGTATAGTTAGCAGCGAAGTGTTCATAGGTATCATCAAATACCACTACCTTGCCTTCACTCCACCTATACTCTTCTCTGTTACATACCAGAAGACATCCGCTGCCTTCTGTGGGTATGTGCATTCCCATGTGCATCCTGAGAACGCCTGACCACGGCCCTCGATGCGGATTGAGCATCTTTTTTGGCCCTAGTACGGAGAAGTATGCCGATACAATCTCAGGATACTTATCCAGAATATTCATAGTTACGGGAAATTGCTCACAGTTCCTCTTAAACCGTATATTTCCTCCCTTGAGGAAGAACATTTTCCATTTGTCATCATCTGATATATAGAGCTGATCTGGGCTGATATGCTGAAAAACAGGGAAATCATCTACCCTCTTCATCATTTTATTCAGCTCTTCAAGGATTTCTGCATAGGAATCCTCAAGCTCTTTGGTGGGTCTGAACCATTTCTTCGGATAAAAGGTCTTCTTTCCTAAAAGACACTTCTTTCTAAAGATGGGTCGCAAGGCGTGTTCAACAGGCCAGGTATTGATAAGAGAATAGTCCATCAGTAATAAGGCTCCCGCCTTGGTTTGATATAAACTGGCTCATCCTCTTCATCGGAGTGCAGACTCAGGAATCCTCCCTGTCTGAAACGAAGCAGTGCTTGCGTGGAAGAGTCTACCAAGTCATCATGTTCGCCTGCTGGGAACGCAGCAAACTCATTCATAACTTCCTCGGCAAACCGTGTTTCAGGACACCAGACTGTGCCTGATGCGAATAGATCCGCAACTGCATTCACTCTGGCTATCTTGTCATTGCCACGGGACGGTGTGTATTCCTGTACCGGGATACCCATTGCTCTTAACTCGAATATTAAAGGCATTCCTGCCGCTTTCCCTTCCACAATAAATGCATCAGGTTGCATCTCCTTGTACATCTCAAAAGCGGTTTTCTTGAGTTCTGGGAACTCCAGCCGCTCTTTATACGCATCAAGCAAGATGATCTGGGGTTTAGTGACCCCCTCGTCATCGGGGTGGTAAAATACCCCCCATGTTGTGCAAGCAGAGTAATCTGCCCGTTGTGTCTTGAGAAACGCTGTATCCCAGGACTGTATGACAAACTCACATGATGGAGGGCTGTCATGTTCCCATAGTTTCCACCACTCTTTCTTTACCAGTGCGCCTCCCTCGGAGGTCGGATTTTGCTGATACTGTGCATTCCATTTGGAAGCAGGCAGTTCAGATTGAAGCGCAGATAACTCTGCGAGATTCCAGAACTCAGGCCATAAAGGTTTCCCTGAAGGCATAATTGCCGGAAATTCGATCACTTCCCACTCATCAGTTCCCTGTCTCTGGGCGGAAGCTTTAATAATCTTGCCCGTAAGGTCACGCATGTGCCACCGGGTCATCACTATAACAATTGCCCCACCGGGCTGTAATCTCTGTCTGGGGCCGGAAGTGTACCAGTCATAGGTGCGGTCAAATACCGCAGGGTCTATGCTCTGTCCTTCCTGTTCACTATGGGGGTCATCAATAATCAACAGGTCAGCACCTTTACCAGTCACTGCACCGCCCACCCCGATAGCGAAGTATTCTCCTCCTGAACTGGTACTCCAGCGTCCTGCGGCCTTTGAATCAGCCCTTAACGCCAGATTAGGGAAAACCTTCTTGAAATCATCACTATCGACCAGGTTCCGAACTTTTCTGCCAAAACCAACCGATAACTCAGCGGTGTGTGCCGTCTGTATGATCTTTTTGTCTGGATATTGCCCAAGAAACCATGCCGGAAGTAAAAAGGAAGCAAATTCGGACTTGGTATGACGAGGCGGCATATTCACTATTAACCGCTTCAGTTCGCCCCTTGCTATCTTCTCAAAGGCTTCTGCCATGATCTTGTGATGTCTGCCCTCTATAAAGGCAGGCCACATATACTTGGCAAAATCAATAAATCCTGCCTGCGCGGCCTCCTTTCTCTGAGCTTCCTCTAATTGTCCAAGAAGCTTTAGAATCTCTTCCTGCTCATTAACAGGAAGGTCTTTAACATTTTCCAGAGTTAAACCATCAAGCATAAATATGTTCCACATGAAACATTAGGTGCATCCCTTAAATATTATTTAAATTAAATACTATTTAGTTTAAATACTATTTAACTTAAATACTTATTTAAACCCCCTTTTCTCAAAAAAGGCAAATATTTATCTAGATAGAATTCATATAGCCAAAACACATTTAGCTAAATAATATTTAAAGAGAAGTAATAACTTACAGCATGAGTTTAGCATTTAAGGGGGGGTTGACAGAAAAGTCAATACTAATTTTGATTTTTTTTCATTGCAATTGCAACGCTAATTCATTGCAACTGCACTGGTTTTTTTAAAAAAATTTTTTAGGGGCTGGGACTCCTCTAACTATTCTGGGATTTATTTGGGTGTTGGCAAGTTTACTTTGTTGTGTAGTTAATTTAAGGGGCTACCCCTATTTTTTGGTAATTATATGAGCGGATTACTATGTATATATAATAGGTAACGTATGCGAGCGCGGGGGGGTGCGCCCAGGCGCCCAGGCCCTGGTAGGGGAGGGGAGAGGAGGGGAGGGGTCATCGCCCTACCCTGCTTACGTTAATGGAGCTCATGAGGGTTAGTCTGTAACTTGTTGATCTTGTTGATTTTATTAGTTAGTTCGTCAATGATTTCTTTACTGCTTTTGCTATCATCTCTTTGAACCACTACGTTTTTATACAATGCCATTGTATCGCCTAGTAGCTTGGCGCTAGTTAGTTGTGATTGCGTTAGCTCTATCTCTCCATCTATGCATTTTCTTAGCTTCTGAATTATCGCTTCTTTATGGCTAAGTAGAGCTATACTATCCAACCGACTTGTCTCTACTTTCAGATTTTCGACTGTGGTTCTTATGTGGTCGTTATCCATTAATCGACAAGCTTCTCTCCTTATAGTCGAAGCTTTCATATTGTCGCATTGATACGCTTCTATATATGCATCGGTTAATGTCTTGCCATGTCTACCGACCAGTTCGCAAAATTTCAATTGCTTCGCTGTTAGGTTAATTTTCTTTTTTGCCATGTTTTCACCAATTACTTTCTAATCACTACAAGATAGTGCTTTTTTTAGTGCTGTAAACTATTGTTTTATATACAGTTTATTTTTATTTACGAAAGTAGTTGATTATCTTGTTGTTTTCTGTTCATATCGGTTTTGTGTTTGACGTTTCAAAAATTTTTACAGGAGAGATAGAAATG